ACAACGTTAAGGAAGCGGAGTCGCAAATCGTCCGGGACGAGACGGTCAGGTGGTTCCGGGAAAGTATGAGTAACAGACTGAATGATGAGAACGGGGTCATTGTTCTGATCATGCAAAGGGTTCACGAGGATGATGTCAGTGGAGTAATCCTCGACCTTGGATTAGATTATGTGCATTTAATGGTTCCGATGGAATTTGAGTATGGGAGGAATCTGGATGAGAGAGGACGCCCCGTACCGACCGCTACCGGATGGCTGGACCCCCGAGAAGAAGACGGCGTACTTGCGTTTCCTGAGAGATTCGGATCTGCTTGGTGCGCTCGAATGCGCCATGAGGTCGGACCCTACGCCTGGGCCGGACAGTACCAGCAGTCACCGGCGCCGCGAGGTGGCGGCATTTTTCAACGCGACTGGTGGCAGGTCTGGGAGCCTAAGATCTACCCTAACTTTGACTACGTGGTGGCTAGTGTTGATGGGGCTTTTACCCAGAAGGAGGAGAATTGCCCGTCTGCGATGACGGTGTGGGGCGTCTTTGAACTGCCGAAGGACGGGGAAGCCCCTACGATGTATACCGACCCCAGGACTGGGGCGGTTATTACCCAGGTGGGGAACGGGATAGGACTCCGACGGCGGCTGATGCTGATCCAGGCCTGGCGCAAGCACCTCAAGTTCAGTTGTCCCCCCATAGAGAGAATAAAATATACCCAGATAATAAATGGGGAACAATATCTCCCCGATTATATTGATCCGAGTATGGGGGACCTGGAAAAGAAAATCAGGGAGGAGCGGTATTTATATAGGAGTCAAAAAGAGTGGGGATTATTGGAGTGGATCAGATATACGGCTGTTAAAACCAAGGCGCATATTGTATTGATCGAGGGGAAGGGTCCGGGACTGAGTGCTGCGGAGCAATTGCAGCAGAGGTATGGAAATGAAGGCTGGGTTGTCCAGGTCGAGGGAGTCAAGGGCGATAAGGTTGCCCGTGCTCTGGCGGCTCAGGCTACTTTTAGCCAACTGGGTGTTTATGCTCCCGCTACCGACTGGGCTCAGATGGTCATTGATGAGATGGCCGTTTTTCCGAAGGGTAAGACGGATGATCTTACCGATAGCGCCACCCAGGCCGTCAATTACCTTCGGCGCATGGGTCTGGCACCGTCTGACGAGGAGGTAGCCTTTGAGGAGGAACGGGAAAAGCGCTACCAGAGAAAATTACCTGCGATCTATCCGATATAGGTGAGCTATGCTGTACAATCCCAAATGGAATGATGACTGGTCCCTACATAACTTGATCTCCTGGCTGGAGACCAAGGACCCGAAGGCGAAGTACAGGTACACATCCTGCAACTCCTGTGTGATCGCCCAGTACCTGCTCTCGCGAGGCTGGAAGGATCCCAATGTGGGACCCTGTGGTGTGCATGAGGGTGATGAGAACATGAGGCTCCCCCGCTACTGGGAGGAGATCGCCATTGGCGACAATCAGGACTGGACCTTTGGCGGCGCTCTTAAACGTGCCATGAAGTACGTATGAAACCAGAACTAATCAAACCATTGAGTGATCGCGAGAGGGCCTGCGTGGAACTCCTGGAGGATGCCCTCTCGGAGGCCAAGCGTGGACAAGTCAAGGCCCTGGCGATGGTTGTTTGTATGAATGCGGGCTGGGCCACCGTCTTTGCCGGTAATCCCCCTGGAGACCTGAATCTCGGGCTGGATGACCTGAAGCGTAAGATCCTGGACGCCGTGGTGAAACCCAAGGTCTTCTCATGATGATTCCACTGGTCAAGCGCCACTGGTTTCGTGCCGATGAGCACAGGTGGATTGAGTGTGATGATAAACCTGGGTCTTGGATCGCGATTCCTGTTGGCTGGGAGATAGACACCAGTCGCGTCGTCGTGCCGGTCCCGGAGCCCGACTTTTCATGAATCCCCTTGATGGTTCGTAAATGGATCATCTTTACCGGCACGATGAGCCTGAGTGGCGACGTCCGGAGGGGAGCCTTCTTTAGAATAAGAAACGAACTGAGCCTGCCCCACCTCTTAACAGGAGAGCTATCATGTGCGACTATAGTCTAGAGCATATAGCTTCTCGCCCAGCCGTCGTGGGTGATAAGCTAAAAGTTACCCGCTTCCCGTCCTGCACCACAGGCTTTGAGGGTGAGACGAACGTGGCGGTGTGTGTACGACCCGGCACGGAGATCGCCTTCGACGCGCCGATCCGCAAGACCGTCTTCATGACCTACATGGGCACCGTCAACGACGATAAGACCTTCGAGCAATCGGTGGCGGTGTTCACCCAGATCATCCGCCCCGAGATGACGTGGGGCTACCACAAGGACGGCCTGGAACTTCCCGATGGCCAAAAAGTCTTACTGAACGATTTGGCTGTTGGTCAGACCGCAACCGTGCTACAGTTGCCCAAGACGGGCATTGACGAACTCCCTGGCCAGTCGGTCATGGATCACGTTCAACTACCTGCACAAGAGCCAGCACAGGCTGTCTCGCATTATGCAGAGGAACTCGTTCGCTAGTTTGTACTCCCCTGTGTGGATTGGCGAACGGTAGGGGGCGTCTCAGCCACTGAGGCGCCCCTTCTAAGATTGCCCGCTGACTCTCGCCGGTCAGCTTTGGCGTGATGGGGCCGTCCTCACCAGGGCGGCCCTTTCCATTTAAGGAACCCCCATGGCTGAACCCATCCACGTCGTCATCGAGGACGAGGACAACTCCACACGAGTTGATCCGGAAACCGGCACCATCGAGATCGATCAGCCCGGTGGCGGAGTGGTGGTCCATCTCGACGCCCACCGCTCCTCCGACGATGATGAGGACGACGGCCACTTTAAAAACCTCGCCAAGGGCATGGAGGCCTCCAAGCTCTCAGGCATCTCAAATGAACTCCACGAAGGCATTACGGCAGACGACGAATCCCGAAAGCAATACCTGGAGATGCGTAGACGGGGCCTGATGCTGACAGGCCTAAAGCTGGAGGAGCCTAAGTCAACGGTGGGGGATTCCGGCTCCGCCATGGAAGGAATATCAAGCGTAACCAATCCAATGCTGCTAGAAGCCTGCCTGAAAGGCTGGGCCAATGCACGCTCGGAACTCCTTCCAGCCGATGGCCCTGTCAAGGTGGAAGTCGATGGCGACGAAAGCCAAGGCGAAGATACCCTCGCGGACGCTCTTGAAAACGGCCTCAACCACTACCTCACTACGACTGCCCCTGAATATTATCCGGATACGTCCCACATGCTCCTGTGGGGCACTTATTTTGGCGGCTCAGGTTTCAAAAAAGTCTATCGCTGTCCAATGCGACGACGACCAGTGTCAGAAAGCGTGGACGCTAAAGACCTCATCGTATCGGACACAACAAAAGATCTTCGTGCTTGTGAAAGAATAACCCACGAAATTCCCATGCGCAAAAGCGTCATGAAGCGCATGATGCTTTTAGGAGCCTACCGCGACATAGACCTTCCCCAACCCCGCCCCACCCCCGGCCCCGTAGATTCCGCTATAGGTCAAATCCAGGGCACTAAGAACGAACAGAAAAGACCCGCAGACGAACCCTACCTCCTGTGGGAATGCCAGTGTGAACTAGACCTGCCGGAGTATGCCCCGGAGAAATTCAAGGATGAACATATCCCGCTCCCCTACATTGTCACCATTGAAAAGGACTCCAAGGAAGTCCTAGCTATCAGGAGAGACTGGGAAGAGGACGACGAGGAATGCACCCGGCACGAGATGTATGTCAAATACCCGTATGTACCTGGTCCTGGCTTCTACGGAACTGGGATGCTGAACATATTGGGGAACTGCTCGGCCGCCATGACCGCAGCCTGGCGCGAAGCCTTGGACGCGGGGATGCTCGCTTCCTTCCCTGGCGGTCTGATTGCGAAGCTTGGATCGAGACAGAACACCTCTAACTTCAGACTGGGTCCTGGCGAGTTCGTGGAGATCTCCACCGGAGGTCAGCCCATAAACCAGGTCGTAATGCCCCTGCCCTACAAGGATGTCACCCCCGGCCTCCTGGGGATGATGGATAGGGTCGAGCAGAAGGCCAAGGACCTCGGCGGAAGTGCTGAAATCCCCACCCAGGAGGGTATCCAGAACGTCCCCGTGGGAACCATGTTGGCCCAGATCGAACAGGCCACCAAAGTCATGGCGGCAGCCCACAAGGATATGCACCAGGCCCAGGGGAAGGAAATCAGCTTAATTGTCGATCTATTTAGGAAAAACCC